TCAACTACTTACAACACCATGAAGGCATGACGCACGAGAACCTGGCGTTCAGGCGCAGTGCTTTGAACACAGAGTTTGTCGGTGATGCTCGACTGTTCAGCTCTAAGTATCCGTCAGATCCCTATGACGGTTGGCTGGGATCGATGGCCCCGATCATGCCTGCCGATGTGTTGAAGCCCGCACTGGCACGAGCTGTACCCGATCCGCCTCTGGCGACTGTCGGTTGCTGTGTGCTTGATAAGCCTCGCATCAACAGTCAATACATCATTACAGCTGACCCCGCCGGGTTTGGTGGGTCTGGTGATAAGAGTGCCTTGACTGTGTGGGATGCGCTTGAGCGGCGCGAGGTTGCTTTTTGGGAAGATCGAGAAGACCCAGGACGATTTGCGTACCGGCTGATGCGTCTGCAGGGCTACTACAACGGCGCTCTACTTGCGGTCGAGTCCAACGCTACGGCGTGTATTGCTGTACTTAAAGACAAGAACTGCAAGAACCTACTATGGACAAGTAGGAATCACCCAGGCTGGTACGCTACAGAGAAGCGAATCCAAGAAGCAGAGGCGCGACTCGTGCAGATGCTAAGACAGAACGACATCACCATTCGCTCACGTGGTCTTTTGCACCAGCTAATTAACTACGACGGTAGTCGAAAGAAGCGCGTAAAGGGGCTCGACGGCACAACTCATCACTTCGATAGAGCCCGAACTGCTATTATGGCCGCGGATATCCTCTCGCGCCGACACTTCACACAAGCTAATATCGGGGACGTACAGAGACCCCGACTACCGGGTCAGTTAAGCATATCTGACTTGGACAGACATAAGAAGCGTCGTCGAGACGATGCGCTGAACCCTTTTGCACCCCCACCTCGAGACTGGTTGTAACATGGCAAAGAAGCAACAAAAAGTATACCGACCGCAATCTGTGACCACACGTCAAGAGATCTACAAGCGCGCAATCAAGAATCGCGGCAAGGCAAAAGCAGCGCCTACGCAAGAGAAGGATGACTCTAATGCCTAAGTTGTCCACGCTCATAGAGCGGCACAAGAAGTTCTACGAGAACAACGAGAAGAAGCAGTTCGACAAAGCTCGTCGTTATTATCGTGGTGACTTCTACTCGAACAAGTCTGCGGATCTACAGAAGTCGACGCAGCTGCACCTGTGCAGTAAGAATCTTATCTACTCGATTGCAGACACAGCCGTTAGCGCGCTTCTCGGACCCAACCCGCAGGTGTCAGCTAACCCGCGAAACAGGCACAGCCAAGATGCGGCACCTGCTGTCAACGGGTTGATGGAGTACATCTTCAGCGCAAACAACATGCGCCGACGCGCTGCTACGGCTCTCATCGACGCCGTATTGTGCAAGCGAGGTATCTTCAAGACAGGCTGGGACGTCGTAGAAGACCGGCCGGTAGTCAAGGTCTGCGACCCGTCGACAGTGTTCTTCGACCTGACAGTGCGCGACCCTGACGACATTCGATATTGGCTTGAGGCTACCGTTGTACCGTTTCACGAGTTCAAGCGTCGTGTGAACTCAGGACTGTACAACGTCAAGATGAGTGAAGTCACTCCTGATCGCTACCCGAAGTGGTTGCTTGGTGACAAGCAGGGCAGAGAAGCAAACTCCGTGCGCGATGCTTTCGAGTGGGTCACGATCTATGAGTACTACGATCGAGAGACCAACCAAGTAAAGCATTACTTGGAGCAAGGCGAGCAGGTCGTATTCGAAGACGAGATCGACTACATCCCCTATTCCATGTTCAGCCTGAACCAGTCAGGTGTGGATTGTCTGGGACTGTCGGAGGTTCAGCTCGTACTGAACCAACAGGAAACGATCAACGACCTGCTGACGCACCTCAAGAGAATCACGTATCTACAGATTCCGCGGATCCTGTACGATGCCGGTCGAATCAGCGAAGAGGATCTCAACAAAGCAGTCACGGCATCTGTCGGTAGCTTTGTAGGTATCGCACCACAGAACGCTGAAGCCCTGCGAGCTCTCAACACGCTATTCTACGAGATGCCTATGCCGCAGAATCCTGTTGGTGTACAAGATTTCATCGCTCGTATGGAAGGAGACGCCGCTTTTATCAGCGCTCTGGCAGAAGCGGCCCGCGGTCAAGTTGTTGGGGCTCGTACGGCCACAGAGATGGCAATCATCGATGCGCAGATGCGAACACGCCTGGCGACTCGAGAAGGTCATATCAACGCAGCGCTTGAAGATGCCGCGGCAAAAGCTTTCTATCTCACCCGTAAATACATGAAGGGTGAGAAGATGGTCCGCATCACAGGCAGCAATGACTGGTCTGCTGTCGATCTTGGACTCATCCAAGACATCGAGGTTGACTTCGAGATGGTCAGCTACAACCCAATCAGGCAGAACCCTTCGGTGCAGATCGAGACTCTAATTCAGATGATCCCGCTACTGCAGGCAGACCCGAACATCAATGCTCGCGGTCTTATCGAAGAGATTGTGCGGAGCATGGGGCTACCCGTCAAGCTGCTCAAACCCGAAGAGCAAGTCGCCGCAGAGGCCCAGGCCCAGGCCCAAGCGCAGCAGCAGATGGCGCTGGGAGGAGCCGCCGTCAAGGCACAAGAGCAAGCACCACCGCCGCCGCAAGAAGGTGGAGGAGGTCTCCCGCCTGAGCTTATGGCCGCTTTGGCTCAAGAAGCCGGCGTCTCACCTGACCAGGCACTCGCCGCGGGCGGGGGCGCTCCAATCAGAGAACAATAATGGCTGACGACTACTACACCGCTGTACGCAAGAAGAAGATCTTGGCCGAACATGGCCTCGAAGGTTGCAATAAGCCGAAGCGTACGCCTAACCACCCGAAGAAGAGTCACATCGTGCTGGCCTGCGAAGGGGGTAAGTTCAAGATCATACGCTTCGGTGAGCAAGGCGCGAAGACTGCGGGTAAACCCAAGAAGGGTGAAACCGAAAAGATGAAGAAGAAGCGGAAGAGTTTTAAAGCTCGCCACGCTAAGAACATCAAGAAAGGCAAGATGAGCGCAGCTTATTGGGCCAACAAGGTGAAATGGTAATGGCTAAGAAGAAAGGCAAGAGCGAATACGAAAAGCGAAAGCAAGGCAAGAAAGACGAGGCTCGCGGCGAGGGTAAGAAGGTCAGTGAGAAGACCAGAGAGACTCTTCGCAAGAAAGCCGCGGAGAAAGAAGGTGTGAGCCTGGCTACTCTGATTAAAGTCTATAAGAGAGGTCTTGGCGCATTCTTCTCATCAGGCTCCCGTCCTGGCGTATCCGCCCATCAGTGGGCCATGGGTCGGGTCAACAGCTTCCTCAGAGGCAGCAAGAAACACGATACGGATTTGAGGTAGTCATGGCTGACAAGAAAAGAAAGATGATGCGCCAAGCCGTACAAGGCAGACGAAAGCAACCTTACGTCACGCGCGGAGGAGAGGAGCGCCCCGCTAAATACATAAAGGGTGCAAAGGACGAAGAGGAGGAAGCGAAGGCGCAAGCCAGTGTATCCAAGCAGTACAAGGAAGGTACGCTTACCAAAGCCGAAATGAACGCGGAGTCCAAGCGACGCGAAGAAAGCGCGGTGACGTGATGGCGCGCAACTACCGCAAAGAGTACGACGAGTACCACAAGAAGCCCGAGCAGAAGAAGAACCGGGCTGCGCGGAACAAAGCGCGTCGTGAGGTAGGGCTCAAGAAGGGTGATCCTCGAGAAGCCGACCATAAGAAGCCTTTGTCGAAAGGCGGTAGTAAGAATCTCGAGAACGTAAGAATCGTCGCCCGTGCCACCAATCGAAAGAAGGGCGACGACTACTACGAGCTGAAAGAAAAGAAACGCAAGAAGTACAGCAGAGGTTGAGATGGCTGAATACGACGAAATGATGGGAGCCCTACGGCAAGACGCTCAGACCGAAGCGGCCTGTCCTGAACCTACTGTGAACCTTGAGCTCAACCTCAAAAACCGTCAAGACGCACTCGACAACAAAGAGTACGGACCTGCGAACCCAGGTCTCGACGATGAAGGCGGCAACGACGAGTTCTGGCAGAAGTACGCAGAGCGATTCAATGACACGGTCGAGAACGTGATGACGATGCGTTGCGCTAACTGCAGCTTCTTCGACACGACTGACCAAACACTTAGCTGCATTGCAACTGGTATCGGAGATGAGGCTGATCCCGAACAAGCCATCGATGCAGGAGACCTTGGTTATTGTCAAGCCCTTGATTTCAAATGTGCCTCGGCAAGAGTCTGTATTGTCTGGGCAGGAGGTGGTGCGTGAGTGAGAAGTGTCCATTATGTAAACAAGACTTGCCGAAGGCTCTGCCTGGCCCCCTGGGCCTAAGCCCAGAAAAAGTAGCGGACCAGATCCGCGCAGTCGGTGGGCGCGTCTTCAAAGGACCGTACAACCTGACTCTCTTCGGTATCAGAAATGATGACACGCAGTCAGACATGTGGGATGATTGGGTCGGCGCTTTGTACCATGACGATGAAGGCACGCTGCAGATGGACCTATACCCCGCAACCACAGACCCAGGCACCACCTGGCTCGAGAAAGGTAACCCCTCTCGTGGTGGAACTGCGGTGCTCTGCGAGAACATTCAGTTCAAGAGTTGCTGGCAACTTGGAATGCACCGAGGGCAGTACCCCGCGTTAGTGCAGCACAGCGGTCAGGTAGCGGTATACCGAGACAATGACAAAGACGACCAGATCGACGCAGAAGGCAAGAAGCACTGGGGCTACTTCGGGATCAACTGCCATCGGGCTTCAGCTCATCGACTTGTGTCGAAGGTTGGATTATACTCAGCTGGCTGCCAGGTAATCAGAGACCCGGCGCATTTTGTCGCCTTCCTCGATTTATGCCGCGAGTCGGCTAAATCGTATGGAGACAGATTCAGTTATATCCTCCTTCAGTGGCCCTTCGGAGAATAATCATGGCAGACAAAGAACTCAATCCAAAACAAGAAGCTCGCCAGAAAGTGAGGCAAGATGTCAAAGACGTGAAGACCGCCGCTAAGAACATCAAGCAAGAGGGGCAGGCGAGGAAGATTCTGGAGAAGGGCGAGAAGAAGGTCGAGAAGGTTCGATCCCGAAAAGCAAAACAGCTCAGCCGGTCCACCCCCAACCCACGAGACATCCTCGACGCTATGAGGGCAAAAGTGCAAGATCAGGCTTTTAAGCGTCAGGTAAAGAAGGCGAGTAAGGAGCCCGCGAGCAGACCCGTAAGGCAGAGCAAGCACCAAGTCGGTGAATCGCACTACAAAGCGACGAAGGGTAAGTAGCATGGCTATAGTACAACCCACCGACGCAGTTCTCGACGCTCAGTTCCCGCCAGCAGGTATGGGAATCGAGGTGTCTGCCTGGTCGAGCGCAAGCCGCGACGAGCGTGCCGCCATGATCATGGGGCAGACACGACCTGACACAAGGGCGCAGGGAGCCGCAGCAGCACCCGAACCTGTAGAGATGGAAGCGCAGAAGCCCGTGGCAGACGTGCAAGCACCACCGAACTATGAAGCTAGATTCGAGAAGCTAATCGCCAGTTCTGGCGGTCGCGGAACCGGACTTACTTAATCCTAAAGGAGACTCAAATGCCTAAGAAGCCTAAGCCCAAGCCCAAGCCCCGCAAGGGAGGCTACTAAAATGGCTAATCCCACTACCGTACCCGCGCCTGCCGCGGTCTCTGCGGCCGAACCAGAGCCAAAAGACGAAGTCAAAGAAGCCCGAGGGGCAGTCAAGGCCGCACGTCAGGGAAGGAAGGCGAGGAGACTTCGAGCCCGCGCTAAGCGTATCGAGGAGAGACCTACGGTCTACGAAAAGCTGCAGCAGATGAAGACTGAGCGCGGCGGTACGGGCACCGGCATGACGATACCGCCTAAGGAGTTGGCCGCTCTTGAGCAGGGTTTGCCTGAGCCATCGACTGAGCCACGGGGTCCAGTTGGGATGGCCGGGATGGCCGGGACGCTAACAACACCTGACACACTCGTGGGTTTAACGCCTGAAGGTCAGCCTGTGATCTCGCGTGAAGAAAGGGTTCAAGAAGCTTTGGAGCGTATTTCTGCGTATAGAGAGCAATTTACGCAGCCTCGGCAAAGAGCAAAACCCGCCGAAGAACCGACGGAGGCGTCTGACTGATGTCTTTTGTTGCCCACGGATTGAAGTGCGATTCATGCGACCACAGGGAGGACCATGTCTTTTACAGAAGGTCGGACGGTCCCCCTGCGTGTCCAAATTGCGGTGGGTCTCGTTCTGTTAATTGGGGTCACGGTAAATTTCCTGGGGTCAAAGGCGGCGGACTCAAGAGCTTCAAGAAAGTCGACTTAGGTGTTTTCGGCGTCTGCGAGACCCAAGATCAGTACGACAGAGCCATGGGCGCCATCCAGTCCCGCTTCCCTGGCAAGCAGATCCTTGTCGAGAGTGACAGCGCCACAGACAAACGGACTCGAGCCGATGAGGCTCGTCACCGCCACTGGGCGCACCGGAAAGAACAAGGGCTCAACAACAAGATGGTGGCTGAGATGAAAGCCGAGGCCAAGGCAGTCAAGAAAACACTCAAGAAGGGTGAGAAGGTTCACGTTAGTAGTGCGGGTACCAAGATCACAAGAGCCGGGGAAAGTCATGGCTGAGTTAAATGAAGAGCAAATCCTGAGTAACGCGCAGGACATACTACAAAACAAGAAACCCGTCTCTTTCGATAGAGACATTCGACCCCTTATTGATCTTATCAATATGAAGCTTTACACGACCCTACAAGGGCAAAAGGAAGGAACGATGGCACTCGAAGACGAAATGGCAGGCGACATGGGAGCACCCCCAGCCGAGCCGACTATGGACCCCATGGCTGCAGGCGCAGGACCCGAGGGAGATCTACCTGAGGACGACATGGAACTGGGACCACTCATGGAAGTTCTTGGAGCTGACGAAGTCCAGGCTCAGGCTGTCTACGACGCCGCACAAGAGATGGCAGAGACGCGAGGTAAGTCTATAGCCGACCTGGCTAAGATGATCGGCGACGACTTCAATCTTCGTATGCGTCTTCTTGAGCTCGCAGCACAGAAGGCCGAAGCAGCCGGACCTCCTCCGATGGACCCAATGATGGACCCCGCTATGGCCGGCGGACCTCCGATGGGCGCTCCTATGGCACCTCCTATGGCACCAGGCGGAGGAATGCCTCCAGAGGGGATGATGTAAGATGAGCGAGATTGAAGGAGAGGTAGTCGAACCTCAGGATAGCAGTGAAGCCGTAGAAGCTACTGAACCTGTCGATGCTACAGATTCTATCGAAGCAAGTGAACCAGCAGAAGAGGCGGCGCCCGTAGAGGCGTCCGCCGACTCTGACCCATCTACAGTCATTGACTGGAATGGGGAGCTTAACAGCATGAAAGATGCTGAGTGGTTCAACAAGTTCGAAGAAGGTACGCGACAGGCTCTACTTCAAGGCATGGAGACGAAGTACAAGAACTGGCAGCGCGGGTATACCAAGGCATTCGAAGACAATGCCGCTCGCCGTAAGGCGCTCGAGGATCGCGAAGCGGTCATCAAGAGTCAGGAAACACGCGTCAGTAAGTGGTTGTATGGAGAGAAGGATCCGATTGCAGATCTCAAGACAGAGATCGAGACGCTAAAGAAATCTCACGAAGAGCGACTGTCGGCGCTCAAAGAAGAGCACGAGAAGAGTGTAGGTCAAGCATCAAGCGGGAGAACTGAGGAGCTGGAAGCTCTGATGAAGGAACGTGATGACGCTATAGGCCGAATCCAAGAGTTCGAGAACCAAGTCAAGGCTCGTGAAGAAGCAGAGATTACCTCAGCTGTCGACGAGTTCGAGAACTGGATCAAAGAAACTGCCGAAGACGTATACGCCAACGACGAAGCGTTCTACAGCCTCTGTGTCCTATGCACAGGCGGCATCGAGCGAGACGACGCGTTGGCTATGGTCCGCGGTAAGTACAAGATGCCGGAGCCTGAGCCCGAACCTGCTGCCCCTGAACCCGAGCCCGTTCCTCAGTCGATGAGTCTGATGAACCTGGGCACAGGTCAGGCAGGCGGCACATCTCAGGGCGAAGCTCGAGGTTTCAACGAAATCATGGACGCCTTACGGCGTGAGGCACAGACACTCAAATGAAAAGCACAGAAGTAGTATTTCCAGAGTCTGCGAAGAACCCAGTCGTGGTCTTCGAGACGCTCCAAGAAGGCACGAACAATCTGACGACGCAGTACATCAACCTGAAGTACGCGTACTCGATTCGGGTCGCAAGATCCACCGTAGCTGTCGGCTTCGCTGGTGGTGAGATCCTCATCAACGGAGTCAGCGCAGAAGACGCAGCACGCGTTGCCGAGAAGTGGCTCGATCTACAGCCCTGAGACTACCACCCGTGGGGGATGATATGCCCTGGCCCCCACGGGGTTTTCTGCACCATGACTTTCTTACCGGTCGAACTCGCGACGGGAAAGGGCTCGAGCTCCTGCAGCTGCACGTCAGGGCTCCAGTAAAATGAGATGGTCTCACCCGTAGCGTCTCCCCACCAGCGCTTCCAGCCGTGGCGCTTGTAGTAGTCGTGACAGTCTTCCTGACCCGAAGGCACACGCTCGTTCTCGCTCCACTTCTGCCAGCCTGACGGCGGCACGACTTCCCCCGAGGCATTGGTTTCCACCTTGGTATCAGGTTTCGGCGGCGGCTCAGGTTTTTTCGCGGCTTTGGGCTTGGGTCCCTCCGCAGGTGCAGTATCCGCGGGAGACTCGAGAGACTGACACTTGAATGTCTTGAGCCCGCGCATCAGCGCAGCCCGAGCCACCATCTCGTGAGTGACCTGCACGCCCAGCTCCATGACTGTGGGTGTTTGTTTCATCTCTTCGATCGCAGCGTTTAGACGCTCGAGAACGACGTCATCGAGTGTAAGCGTAATATCCATGGTACCTCCGCAGGCATCATAACAACCGACGTGTCCTTTGACAAGTTGGTATGGAGTTTGAAAACTACACACGTCGAATGAAACGGCCCTACGAAGGAATCCTGAGTGTTGCCAAGCGGGGGTGGTGGGGTCTTTCGCTTCTTGACAAAACAACAGCACCCCTCGAAACTACCTGAGGGAATCGGGTTCGCTGATCGTCGCCGCTATCATGGAATGTCGGACCGCACCCTTCACGCGGAGGATCAGGGTTGGACTTGACATGCCAAGGAAGCGAGCGGGGGCGGGTGGATTCTACTCACTGGTAGATTGCCTATGCGATATAGGAAACAAGGAAGCTCAGCCTTGACTTGTCAATACTTTTATGTGGTGGTTCCTTTATATAGAGTAAACAATGGGTCGACGAAAACATAGGTCGAACCTACTGTATCGATTTATTTTAAAATAATACTTGCATTCTTTCCAGGATGTCATAAACTATAGATGTCGAGGGGGGAACACCCCACAGACAAGTTCTTTGAAATCTCTATAGTGCTCCCCTCAACGACGCAGCTACTTAGAATATTGGAGGTCTAAGCGGTGACGAGTCGAGACAGGGTCGAGACAGTGAGGTGCGGCAACGGTCGCCCCACTACCAAGCGATACACCATAACCCTGACATTGGAGATACCATGTCAACAAAACTTGTGACCCCTATTCAAGCCATCGCCCTCGCATCCCTGGCCCGCCAGGTCAACGGGGCTAAAGCTTTCACGGACATGCAAGGCGAGTCGTGCGGTCCCCGCGCACTCCTCGAGCCTGGTGAATACCACGGACGATTCGTCCCTGGTATCGGCTACGGAATCGTCATCGGCGAACCGAAGCCCAAGCCCGCAACCGTATCATGGTCAAAGATTGCCGCGCTCCTCGCGAATCGCGTCAATACTGAGACAATGGCCAAGGTGGTCGAGTTGGCCCTACAGGGTCGATTCGAGACCATGGACACGGCTAAGAATGCACTTGTCCAGCCACTGAGAGCCCCCCAGCTTGCGAACGGTCGACTGACCACTAAGTACCTCGACGTTTTCCCCGTCAAGGTCGCAGTGGACATCGACAAGCAAGGATAAGAGTCACCGCCTCCGCCCCATAGTGGGGCGGGGGCTTCACCTTCAATCCATGGGAGTGAACAACTATGGAAACAATCGCACTAACAGTAGCTGCCTTGTGCATGTCAACGGGATTCACGTTGGCATTGCATGCAATCCTCAACCCAGTGGAGACTCGGAAATGAGTATCAGCCTACGCAAAACCAGAGACTACGAAGATGACGCGCTATTCGTTCGGATGGCGGACTTCGAAGAGTACTGCGGAGGAGATTGTCTCTTCATGCAATGGCTCAGCGAGGTCGACAATATCCTGATGGAGTCCATCGGACTCGGAGTCTTCGATATCGCGGACAAGCCTTGGCGACGCGCTTTCGATGAACATCAGGAGCCGCACGAGGCTGTCGGCTACCAAGTCGAAATCAGTCACGACCTTTGGTAAACCCTAACCGCTCCCCCTTCGGGGGGAGCCCCAAACCTTATCCAGCTCCTCTTCGGGGGAGCTCTTGGAGCTGAACATGTCCAAAATTTACGGACGATTCACCGACATGAATCGAGACGACCTGCAGGAATACCTCGAGTCCTGGGGCTTCGCTGTCTATGACAGTGAACCCCTTGATTCATTACGGCACGCGGCCTTCGAGAATGAGAAACTCGAAGATAAGTGGTCGCAGGACAGCGCGCGAGCAACCGTCAGTGACCTCGAGTATCACACTCTTCGAGATGACGGCTACGTGCAACCTCATCCGCAAGATGAGATGGACGCCTATTGGGCGTATCAAAATAGCAAAGCGTGAATCAATAGCCCCCTGGCCTTCGGGTCGGGGGGCTTTTCTGCGTTTGGGCTCAGCGTTCAGCTCGAGCTCGAGTCGCGAGCATCGCTTGCGATGATAGTTCCGGGTCCGGCCGGACCGGCGGGAATCCCGGATTTCCGGCCGGCGGTGAGCTCGAGCGCGAACCGGCCGAGCTCTCGAGACGGCCAGCTATATAATTATAATTGTCCGGCGTCCGGCGATTGCGGTATCCCGGCCGGCCCGAAAGCCGACCGGCGGATATCAGTCCTTGACCCATGCCGAATCGGTCCGATGGTTTCGGAGGTACTCGGCGACCGCATCCATCAGGTGAGGTCTCAACTCGGCACGCGAGTAAGGCGCGCAATCTTCATTGAGATTATCGAACTGTGACCCATCGGGATTCTCGAACGCCATCGATGTCAGATAGCCGACTTCAGGACAGCCACCTGCAGAGTCGAGGATGTCGGCCACGATAACGCCGACGGCATATTCGACGACGTACATATTATCGAGGTCGTACATGTCATGACCGTTATCGTCTGCAGCATACAGGGCCGCAAGGATAACGTCCTTGGGATGGATGAACGGTCGAAACTCAGTCGAGAGACATTCGGCACAGTGTGTCGGGTGACTATCGTACTCGACGACATCACCCGTATTGAACTTGACCAGTGCGGAAGAAACGAGGTCGAGACTTCCACACTCGGCACAGCGCATAATCACTGCAGCGCTCACAACGTCACCTGTGCAATCTTGCGGAGGTTACTGTAACGGACCCACACTGAAGTGTAGCCTTCAGCGGATAGTTGCTGACCATTGACATAGCGACCGTCGTAGCGACTGGCGACATCACAGATACGGAAGTCGAGACGACCTTCCTTGAGGTCGGCTTGAATGGCTTTCTTGCTGCGATAGTCGCGGCCATAGGCGGGGACAAGGGTAGATGAAAACTCCATCACTCACCCCCTTCGGCGCGAATAATGACGCCATCGATGATATCGAGGCAGGTCTCAAGAGGGCACCACTCGATAGGGATAGGATGACCAAAGGGGACGGGACTACGATTCGACCGAACGAAGAAACCAGTCGGGACCGAACCATCGCCGCCTAAGATGTGGAACGTGTTCGAGTGGTTCTTCGGGACCGTGACTGACAGCTGGTCAGACTCGCGAATGTAGGTCAAGGCCACACGCGTTAGCTGCATGTCTGCCTTGGCGAAACCTCTCTTTCTAAGTTGCGCGAAGAACTTTCGTCGTCCCATAATATTGCCTTTCATGTTCACTCCAACGGGTCAAGGTAAAGGTGCGACCCACAACAACTATAGCACGATATCAAACCAAGGTGTCAAGTATTGTGTCAAGAGAATGTCAAGACACTTGAGACACTCGAGGTCGACGAAACTTGAACCATCACTTTAACCCTTGACTTTCGGCGTCAAGAGCTCAGCGGTCGAGGTCGACGAAGTCGAACCCTCGAGTAGTTTCGAGCTCTGGCCTTGTCAAGTCCAGATCATGGCTTCGCCATGATAGGTCCGGCCGGTCCGGTCGGTCGGCGGTCCCGGCGATCCCGGCCGGCGATACGCGCGCGCATGATAGATCCGGCCGGCCGGAAGATCGGAAGCACGACCGGCGGAGCTGGCGACCGGCGGAGATCTCGAGGAGCTGGCGATATGGTAGGATTAAACTGGTGTATCGATTTTATTTTATTTTATTCTTGACAACGTGTCATAGGTCCTATAAACTATAAACATGTCGAGGCAAAACCCACTCGGCATAGGGAGTAAACAATGTTGGTTAAAGAAGCGAAAGACATCATCGGTCATGCATCGGGACTCGGTACGCCATCCAAGATGCCTGGTTATTCTACCTCTCTACCTGCATCCGCATGCAAGGTAGGTTCGAAGCTACGCAAAGTCAAGGGCTCCACGTGCGCCTCCTGCTATGCTTTCCGCGGTAACTACGGGACGCCATCCGTACAGAAGGGACTGAATCGGCGTCTATCCGCGTTGAGTCATCCGCGGTGGGTCGAGGCCATGACCTTCATGATCGACCGTTACACGGACCCCGCGGATGCATTCTTTCGCATCCACGACAGTGGAGACTTTCAGAGTCTCGATCACGTGCGTCAGTGGGTCGCAGTCGCGCGCAATCTTCCCGCGGTCCAGTTCTGGGCACCGACTCGCGAGACGCGCATGATCAAGGCGGCGCGCGCTATGCTGGCGGGTAGCTGGCCTGAGAATCTCACGGTCCGTGTCTCGGCTCCGATGGTAGGCAAAGGCCCCGCAAAGGCCATGCAAGGCTATCCAACGTCCACCGTCGACTTTGGAGACGGCCACGAATGCCCAGCGCCCACACAGGGCAACCAGTGCGGAGACTGTCGCGCATGCTGGGACCCTACTGTCTCGAACATCGACTACCACAAGCACTAAGGGGGGACGCTATGAGTAACCACGACAGACGCAAGACGATCACGCTAACCGTCGGTCAATGGGGTGACATCATGTATGCGGTCGGCGACTACATCGACCGCGCGTGCGACTTCCTCAAAGATCACGGGATCGATCCCGATAACCTCGAGGACTCCGATCCTGGCCCGCACTACGATGTCGACGACTTCGAAGTCGAGTTAGCGAACCTCGCCACAGCCATCACATTCTTCGACCATCTGAACGAAAACGTATCAAAGGAGGACTAACCATGTCCGAGATCATCAAGACAGCAGAGACAGCACTCGACTCTCTATTCAACCACGCATGGAAGATCGAGAGTCTGATCGAAGAGAATCCCGACGGACTGAAGGAGGATATCCGATCGAAGATATCCGAGATTCAGACCGAAGCCAGCCGGATCGAGGACAGTCTCGAGAAGGCATCGGCCCAGCTCCACGAAGTCCCGCCGCCCGATCCGCGATCGGTCGAGATGTGGCTCGAGGACTTGACGCAGCTGAGTCGAGACGAGTCCCGGCCCGAGATCCTACTGACTCTGGGTCAGTTGATCGACCGACTCGAGAAGTTCAGGACTTGACGCGTCGGTTCACCGGTGATACGTTACCGGTGACCGATGGTCAACCGTAAGCAGTTCACTCCCGCCCCCCATTGGCCCGACATGTCGTCGAGCTGGTGGGGGGTTTTCTGTCTGAGCTCAGGCCAGTTCGCGTTCCTCGCCGTAGCCGGACTCGCCCGAGTCGCCTGACATCTTCCGGCAGATCTCCTCGAGACGATCGGCTTGTCCGGCGTGCGTCTCGGACGCTTTTCGGAGTTCTCCGACGATCTCCATGATCTCCGCGTGGTGATCCGGCGTCATCTCGGCCGATTCGTCCGGCGAATCCG